ATATATGGCACTGCATACAGCAATGCATATTCAATACAATGAATAACAAAGATACTGGAAAACATTGCTATAGCAATGGCGATTTTTGCAAAAGGCGTAATAGACAATGTATGAAGTTTGTAACATGCATATATAAACGCAAATAAAAATAGGATTAACAGTATACGGTTTACGATTTTCATCGTCTCCTGTTTTCTTACATAATCCTTCGCTATTTGATTATTTATCGTACTACTATCTTTTACGTTTATTATTTGATTTTCTATTATCTGATTTTGAGTAGAAACTGCATTGTATGTAGCTCCAGCTCCGGATACAAACCCTTCTTGGTCATTTCCTACATATGTAGATGTATAGGTAGACCCTGAAATAGGGTTCCCTATTTCTTGAGTTTTTAGGTTGGAGTTTAATATTTTTTGTTTCACTATCGTATCTTTGTATCCATCGACTTCATTATTTCCTAAAACCATACTTCTATGGTACTGTAAAGTGTCTAAAAGAGAATTATTTTTCTTTTTCAATCTGGTGTTTTCACTCATTAGATATGAAATATGCTTAGTTTTTTTCTCTTCCAAAATTGTGTTTTCTTGTATACTAGCTTGTAATACATTTATCTGAGATTGTAAATTATTTACTTTCTCTTTTGCTTCTTCTATTTTTGAAGGCATATTTTGTATTTCTAAAGAGATACGGGTTATTTCACTTTCATCATCCGGCTGGTTACATAATTCATTTTTCCATGGTCGACCTTCATTCATACCGTAATTTAAATAATGATATAAAGGGTCATAATCTTCATTTTTTATATCAGGATTATCTATCAAGTATTGGGCCCTTGCTTGTTTGCAATTATCAGGCGGTGGTACTACCGGTGCGGATGGTTCTGCTTCTTCTGTTGCGGGGGGCGGTTCTTCTGCTGTTACGGTGAGTGGTTCCGGTGGATTATTTTTTTTACCATATCCCCCATCAAAATATTCAGTTCTTTGAAAAGAATATCCTCCAATATTTTTTTCGTTTGTAGGGTTACTGAATCCTTCTATAGAGTTACTGAATGATGTGGAGAACTCTTGTTCTCTTAGTTCATCGTTTGAAAGTTGTTGTAAAACAATAGCTGTTTCATATCCATGTGTATTATCATTTCCTAAAACTAACAGTTTATATCCTTCTAAAGTGTCTATAATTCCATTGTTTTTTTTTCGCAAACGGGTATTTTCATTATTTAAATTATATACTTGTTTATTCTTTTCTTCAACATTATTATTTCTTTTTATTTTTTCAACATCGTATTGTGTAAGAGTACCTCTTAGTTGTTGTTCTTGTATTTTCAAATTATCTAATTTGTCCGTTTCTGTTTGTAATATGGACTTCAACTCCGAAAGTTGTTTTTTTAGATCAGGCGGTGGTGGAGGAGGTGGTGGTGGAGGCGGTGGAATGGGTATATTTATTATTTGTCCTCTAAAGTTTTGATACTTATTACCTGTATCACAATTTCCAAAGTACACATTATTTCCATTTCCATCAAGACATTTACCGGTTGCTTTATGTTGGTAAAGAAAATATTCGTCTTGTGCTGAGATAAGCTTCCAATTTTGATAATCATTTTCTGTATTACAATCTTCATAGTATACCAGATCTCCATCACCTGAAAGGCATAGTTTGGTAGCATTTTGTCTTATGATATTATAACCACTTTGCGCAGGTTCAGGTCTCCAATTTCGGTGAAGGTTCAATGGATCACAATCTCTAAAGTACAGACTATTTCCATCTCCATCAAGGCATTTCCCAGAAGCTTTATGCCCTACGTTTTTATAATTTGGCAATATAATTTGCGGAGTTCCTGGTGGAGGTGGAGGCCTTGTAATTATATTTTGCCCTGTAAAGTTTTGATACGTATTCCATATATCACAATCTCCAAAGTACACATTATTTCCATCTCCATCAAGACATCTACCACTTTGTTTATGTTTGTAAAGAAAATGTTGGTCTTGTGCTTTTTCAAGCTTCCAATTTTGAGAATCATTTGTTGGATCACACATTGCAGGGTATACCCTATCTCCATTACCTTCAAGACATAGTTGGGTAGCTTTTTGTCTTATTATATTATAACCATCTTTGGTAGGTTCAGGCCTCCAATTTCGGTGAAGGTTCGATGGATCACAATCGTTAAAGTACATACCAAATGTATTTCCATCAAGGCATTTTCCAGAAGCTTGATGTGCTATGTTCATATAATACGTATCTTCAAACCCAGATTGTATAGCTGGTGGTAGACTTTGCATAATTGCTTGTGATAACGATATATTTGCTCCGATACTAGGGCTCCGCTCCGGATTGGGTTCGCCGCGCCGGTTCCGCTCCGGATTGGGTCCGCCGCGGTTCATGAGCATGCCTTCCCTTTTGTGATTACGATTTATTATTTGTTTCTCGTAAATATCTTCCGCAAATCTTTCAGGCATAGTTATATTATGGTTACAAATTATATTTTAGTATATTTTGTTATTTCAGTTGGTTCATATGGAGATACTTGAGAGGATAGTTGATTTGAATTATTTCCACAAGATGATGGTACCATGGATGAAAATCCTTCTACAGATTGAGCTTTTGTACCGGCAGTAGCATCTGGTCCTGCTGAAATACATTGCTGAGCATTAACATCCCAAACTGCCCCATCTTTATTACCCGGAGGACAACAGTTTTCGCCAATGCATAATAGTTTATTCACTAAACCATTAAAGTTCGCATTTCCATTGCCGCCACGTGCATCCGACCCAGCGGGTGCATATGTGTCCAATTTATCGAAATCCATATGATATCTTCTATTTATGTCTCTTATTGTGAAAATGATAACAAGCAACCCGGTCCCTCCAAATAATAATATTGCTATTACCCAAACTATGCTTGGAACTGGGATATAGTTATCTATATAAGATAATGCTAAATATATCAATAATAAAAGAATAACTACGAACAATATTTTAATCTGCGCATAATATTTTTTGGAGTAACTATTGGAAAAATGAGCCATACGGCGTTGACCATATAATGCGGCATCTACTGTTTGCATTTTTCGGTCTAATCTATCTTTTTCATTCGTAATTATATTCAACATATCGTCTTGTTTGTTTAATATTGCATTTGCAGCAGGGTTTGCCGAAGAATATGCATTATATGCATCACCTAATTGTTTTCGCAATGTGTTTATATACTCACCGGATGAACCCGGGTCTGCTTGAGATAAAGCAGATAAATCTGCCAAATATTGTTGCTGAACGTAAAATATTCCCGATAAGTCTGAATAGGTCGACATGGTCTATTATATATATTATTGTATATATAATATAGATTTTTGTGAATAAATATTTGTGAATAAATATTTATGACCTTCCTAAATATATTGCAGATATCAAAAGGGTGGTGGTCAAAATACTACCAGCTATATACATATTATTTGTTTGCAATGCAAGTAATTTTGCATCGTCTTGCATTCTTGATTGCAAATTGCTATTGTCCTTTAATACTATTGGTTGGTCTCCTTTGAAATCATACTTTGGGTCACTATCGACTACGTTGTATTTTGCATTGTATTCTCCGATATTATTTGATAAATCTCTATATTTATTACTAATTGTATTTGCTGCTGTACTATAATCTTGGGCTATTTTTTGCAATGGTTTTATTTGACCGAACAAAACCCCAGGTTGACATGGCGGATTTCCATCTACACCACATCTACTTCCTGGGTCATTATAGTTATGCGTATCAAACCCTTCTCTATTTCGGAAACCAGCTATGTCGAATGCTTGACTAGCTGCTACCTGAAGTAAATTCGGTTGTACACTAGTTTGATTATTCTGACTTGTCCATGTTTGTATACTGCCATTGTTACTATTAGTGGTAGTGTTATTATTAATGGTACTGGTAGTTGTATTAGATACTGTTGATTGGTTTGTATATGTTTTTCCTGGTCTACCATTAATTAAATCATCCACATGGTCAGCTATTGATAATCCTGGAATTGTATTTTTGGGACCTATTTTATATGGAGATGTATCATATAACTCCCCAACTTTATTTAAAGTGGCTGCGTTACTAAAAGGTTTTAGCTCTGGTCCTAAATAATTATATTTCGGTAATTCAGATACAGTTTGTGCTTGTACAGTTTGATTGAAGTATAAATCTGTAATTCCACCAGTCTGATTTAAACTTACATCGGTTATATCTAATACTTTGTTTTTTATATAGAGATTATATCCGCCATCAAGCTTAGGATTAGGAACATATGCAGGCTGATATTGATTACCTAACTTACATTCATTTTTGTTATTCGTATATATGTAATTGCATTCAGGCATTTGATTGCATTTAGTTTGGCAACCATTCAAATCGGTACTAATAGGTGTTTTGTCTACGTCATTCAAAGGTAAATATATATTCGTACCCAATGGACTTACTAATTGTGTATATGTTGCATTTGGGTCATTCAATAGTAATTTACTATCTTTTGGAAATGGTCGCATTGCAGTTCCATTAGGACCTGCTATGGTATAGTACGTAGTACCTGGTTTAGGATGAGATAAGTCAGCTTGGTATAAATAATATGATTGGGGAGCATTTTGAACTGCCGGGGTATACATAGGTGTTTGAATACTATCCCCATAATCATAACTATTCCCTATACCAAAGCATCCATATACGGTTGCTTTCAATTGTAAATACCCATTATGTATTTCTAATTTAAAGCGTCCGCTAGGTGAAAGTAAATATTTTTTGTCTTTCGAAGGAATATTTTCCCCCTTATAAAGAGTACTATTACTGACATTCATCGCTTCTTTTTTCCAATCCATATTGTCAATAGGTACAATTGTCTTGAGTTTATCCTTCACACTTGGGTCATATGAAAATAAGTCCCACATAACATCTCCTGGTGTTAATGCAGTTGGAGTTGTTCCACTCGATGTCATCAATCTGTATACTTTTATATTACCGTCATCACCTAACTCAATACGAAACTTACATGTATTGTCATTGCATCCGCCTAGATCATACTTTGTTATATTGTTAGTAAGGTTCAATGTATTATCGTTACTTACTTTAGGACCAGTTTTATTTCGGATAAAGGTATTTGTACCAGGGACATTGTTTTTCATATTATTTATATCATTTCCATAAAAATTGCAGGTTGATGTTGGAATATTTATTGTTTTGCGTTGAAATACATTATTTGCCCAATACCCCCCTAACGTACCACATCCGTCTCTACGACCATATCTGTCATATCCTATGTTTGGATTACGAGATGATTGAACACTATCATTTGTTGTCCAACATTCGCCGTAATATTGTAAACCATAATACATATGGTTAGCGTCTATTGCTTTTTTTAAACAATCAGATACTTGTGTAACTCCTCCCTGAAAGTTTGGCATTGCACGGGCTCCACTATCAGCGAAACATCCCAAATTATCTGATGGACCTTCGACCGTTTTTGTTTTTGTAGTATCTTCATAGACAGTATATCCCAAACAATCTTGGTCATTATCACATGTCATTTGACAATTTGAAGCGGGAATATCGGTAATTGTATATAGGGGGGATGCGCCGTCTGCAACTGAAGTGTTTGATTTTGAAACATACCCAGATGGTCCTCTCCCTAATCCAAATGGAGATACTGCGATTGTCAATCCTTGTAACCCGTACCCTGCCGTAGTTGCATTTGCTACTATTGGCTGGGGGGTACCAGCATTCCATAAATTATTGAGTTCTTCTGCACTAGTATTTTTTCCAGAACTTGGATTTAAAATTGTATTTAGAGTTGACCCGCTGGTATTATTTGATTTACTTGGTAATTTTGAATTACTTCTATTTATAAAAAATGTTTGTACATTACCAGCATCCATTTTTGTATTGAATAATTCTTCCTTATCAGATGAAAATCCTTGTAACACCGCTCCGCTAATTCTCGATTGACAACAGTCTAATCTATTGTAATATACTACTTTACTTACTACACTGTCTGCTCCTAAATCAACCATCCACCATGCGGAACTATTATTTGGTTCAACATAACTATGATATCCATTATAATATGGTTTCATCTTTGCAACTCCACTTACTGCATTACTCGTTTTTACTCGCGTTTCGGGCCAAATACTACTAGCAGATGTTGTTTTTCCCTTTGCAATATTGTTCCCTTTGTCATCAAATATTTGAACCTCTGATATTTGTAATTCAACCCTACCTTTAGCGGTAATTTTAAAATAACGAAATGGTCCACCATAATCTGGTGCAACACTATTTTTGGCCTCCAATACTTTTACATTTAATACAGAGTTTATTACAGCAAAGTTTACCAATATCATTTTGGTATACTCAGCATCTTTACATGCTACTATATACTTATCATTTGTACCATTCATTAGTGCAGCTTGAGATATTGGAAGTTGTTTACCAATTGAACCACCATTCATAAATCCACTTACTATACCTACTTGATTTAAGTCAAATACAGATACTAACATAGACACAAATGATAATGGAACAAATGTCTTTGAATCGCCATATATATAATTTGTAGTTACTGTAGGATTTGCAAGTTGTTTTACACCCAAAATTGATATATTATCGGCAGTAATCAAAATATCCCCATTCATATCACTTAGACCAAATGTTTTTACTGCAGGACCCATCGACCAAATAGGAACATAGTTATATATATTGGACTCAGTAGGAATAGGGTCATCACCAACATGACATTCCATAAACATACTATCTGACATACCAGATGCGGGTAATGGGCGCACTAATGAATAATATTTTTTGTTTTGCATTATTGCCTTGTTTTTACAACTAGTAAGTAGATGATATCCGTCGTCCACTCTTTTCATGTTTTTTACAGGGGCTTCGTTCGAGTATTCTGCAGCTGTTTTGCACCCAACATGTACGTTGTTCATATTCATTGAATTAATACTTGGTAATACAGTTACTGCTCCATATTTATATGTAGAGAGAAACTCATCACTTATTGGTTGTATTTCTGTTATAATAGAATTTGTTAATTTTTCATATGGAAAACTTGAAAAAACACCATTGAAATCCTTTTCTGTAGGCGCTTGATAGTTTTTTATGGTAGATGGTTCGCTTTGTTCTAAATCATTCAATTTTTTTACAAATTCCATCGGAGCATATTTCAGTGGACCTATTTTATCTGTCATTTATATATAACATATAGATTAATTATATGTTATAATCATAAAAATAATATTTTTCGTAGATGTAATTGTCTGACCGTATGGATTGAAACTCCATACAGTAAACATTATGCTAGTTGTGTGACGTTATGCCCCAGGGGGCATCACCCCACACATCTATACATAATACAAATGATTAGGGGAAATCAAAATATTTCCTATTTTCGTAGTTGCTAAACAATAAACTACGCAGCCATTTCATTTATTATTTTTTGCGCATATTCAAAAATATGACAACGGTAAGAGTAGATGCTATTATAGTTAACAATATTTTTGTATAAGATGTTGTCATCAGTTGTCTTTGATAAAAATTGGTTCGTGTATCTCCAATTTCATACAATTCAGCCAAATTGGCATCTATTGATTGTCTTTTTTTCACGACGTCTGAATATGTATCTATTATTGTTTTGTATCTTATTGCATAAGTTTCATTCGTTATCCCTCCATCCCCCATTGCATTTATAGCATCGTTCAATTTATTAATAGAGCCTTTTGGTTCCGTGTTATTGACTAATTTTGTATATGCCTCTTCTACATCACCAAGCATGACTTTTTTGTCATTTTCTGAACAAGGATAACGTGTATTATCTATGTTTAGATTATGGTTATTTCCGCATCTCAGATATGCCGCATATTTTTTATTAAAATTAGTCAAATCTTGCATGACTGTATTTTCTAAATCAAATAAATTATTTGGTCTCAAAATATTATTGCTATTAGACATTATATATTTATGTCTTAAAAAAATATACGGATAAATAAGTTATTAATACAATACTAGCACTAATGTTAATAGCTTTTAATACATCATTTTGATACTGTTTTTGAAAATTATTATGTCTTTCCAATGCACCTGCATTGTTATTTTCTAAATTATTTGCTAAATCTGCATTTTGTTTGTTTTTACACAATTCATATCTATAACAGTTATCACTCGCATCAGTCCACTCTGGACAGGCATTAGTGTTTGTTTTATCGTTTGTATTTACACAACATTTATCATCCCATTCCTTTCGGTTCATTAAAAAGCTAGAGCAGATTTGTTGACTAGGAAGCATACCAGATGTGGCGTAATAAAAATCATTTGGATTATAAGCAACTTCTATAACAGGCATTTTATATAATTATATGTGATAATTACATACACTATTTTGCTAAATGATTATACACAAATACGGTAATAATTTGTTTCCAATGCTGTTGCACTAGACCTTACTATTTTACACACTTGTCCGGGTCTCAAGCAAATTGCGAGTGCAACTGGGTCAAATCTGGATATTTCGGGTAATTGTGTAAGAGACTTGAGATTATATGTTTTCTTCAGTTCTTCCACACTGTCGTGGTCCAATAAGGTGGTCGGTGGGACTAATTTGTGTTTCAATATATTGAATTGCAATCGCTGTATATTATGAACAACCACAAATATACCATCGTGGTCATACAAGTATTTTAGTTTAGTAATAAGCGTTTCATTCGGCTCTTCTTCCATGATAATTACTAAAGTATCGTCTTTCGTGAGAACATTGTCTATAACAAACAAATCCTCGATGATTTCGTCCAAGTTTTGCGGGCGTATTTGCTTTGCGCTGAGGAAATATTTTATGTATACTTTTGTTTTTTGTGATGGATTTGTAACTAACATATCCAGTTGCTGATTTACAAACATGGCATCAATTTCATTTATGCTAAATCCTTCATAATCCGCAGTTTTATATTTTAACTGCTCTAAAATCTCAATAATATTGTGCCTGGATTTATATAAACTTAAAATACGGTTGGATTTGGAAGACATTATATAATACTGTTATGTTTTGTTTATATATTTTTATAACACTTACTTTTCAATTTTATTGTCTGACCATATGGATTTTCAATACATACAGTGAGCCATTATATAGCCATTGTATAGGGAAACGGAATATCTATATCGTGCGGTGTATTAATCCATTTTTTGGGGAATACTACGGTTTTGTTATTATTAGTGTGATTGCCATTCAAGATAGTAGCCCATCCCGAAAATGTGCTATTACTGCATATGCCCCCTTTTTTGCATAGAGACATAAAATAGATAGAATGCAATGTATCCATGTTCTCTATAAATGTTTTATTTATCGATTTCAATATGTCATATGTTTTACAAAACTCAATATCATCACTTACAATATAAAAATGGGCATCTGCATCTAGTGAGTGTATATAGGCAATTGCCTTGGTAAAATATTCATCGTAGTTTATTACATATAACGGGTGTCCAACATAATCTCCCCTACGAATATGTATAAAATACGAGGTGTTTACATCTGGATACATTTCTATCAAGTCATTACAGAGGGTGGGATTTTGTAGCAATCCAATAAAACTATTGCCCGCATTTTCTACATATTTTTTATTGATAAAGTATCCCGTTAAAAAGCTGTTCTCGTATACATTTATAATATTATCTCCGTGATATTCAAAACAGGTTCTATTGTTGTTTGGCTCGTTCAATGTAATGCATTTATCGTAATACGTAATATTATCGGCAAATATTACGTTAAAACGGCTAAATATTGTGGTCGAAAACTCTTCGCCGTGGGTTTTTGCCAAGTTTTTAGAATATACAAATATCGGAATAAATGCATATTTCATTGCCATATAATACCCGGTGGCAGCTTGAAATAGTTGGTTCCCTAAACCACCATGCAATCTCACCATCAATGTTTTGTATCTCTTGTCAATATTTTGAAAATTATGGTTATATAGTTGGTCTATATTGTTTTTATAAAAAGGCAATTGGATAGGTGTTATACCCAGTTTATTCATATTGTATCCAATCATTACATCTTCGGAAAAATAGGATTTGAGTTGTATATTCATAAGCATTCGGATACTTTTTTGGCTTAAATAGTATATAGGACCAGTCGCATAAACACATGCGGGAACCTCAATGGGTTTATTGTAGGACATATTGGAACATTTGTTGTAATGCCATATGGATTTTTGAGGTGTTGGTATAGAAACACATACTCCCGCGTAGTCTATATTAGTTTTATCCAGTAATGCCATTGTCGTATTCAAATAGTATATATTTGGTATAATATCATCGTCGCATTTGAATATTCCTTTTACATATGGGTTTAGTAAAAGTGATGTGCGCAATAAGTGTGTCGTTTTATTTGATAAATGTTCATAGGTGTCGTGCACTTTTAATACCAAGTATTTGTTTTCTATGAGTAGATAATCTGATTGTATATCTGTATCGCCATAGACAATATATGGAGTACAATTATGCAATTTATTGTGCACTAAATCATACAATAATATTGCTTTTTTGATGTATTTTTTACAACTGTAAATAAAAAAGAAGTACTCTGTCATTGAATAAAAAGTATAATTATAATACGTTTAAATCGTTTACTAAATAGCAAATCAAATATAGCAAATCATACATGTATAATGTTACAACAATGGAATAATGTTTTTTAATGACTAGCTGTGTGGACTGATGCCCTCGGGCATCATATTCCATACAGCTAGCATCATGCTGACCGTATGGATTTTTAATCCATACGACCAAGTCATTAATATCTTTGACGGCATAGCGGGCAATTAGAACACATACTATTGCAGCTTTTGCAAATATAATGTGCGCACAGTGTAATATGTACTGTATCTTTGGTCATGGGGTCGAAGCACACCGGGCAGTCTTTTAGTTCTTCTTCTTTTGCATATGCATCCATGGCAAACTTGCGGAATACCGCCTCTAGTTTATTGAACTTGGCGTCTTGTCTTTCTCTATACTCGTGAAAGAGTATCTTTGTATCTTCCAGGTCATATTGTATGTTCTGATAATGGTCAACTGCTATAGCACATTCTTCTTCCGCTCTGATTGCACGAGCTTCCAATCTCTGTAACATGATTTCCATTTCATGTGAACTGGGTGTTTCTACTGGATATGGCTGATATTGTTTGTGGTATTTCACGATAATTTCTATGTTTATATCGTTTTTTTCGTTTTCTGTAGTTGAATGAATGTAAACAATAGAGAGGAGTTTTTCATTACGAACTAATTCGTATCGTTCGAAATATTCACCAAATGCTTGCCAAAACTCGCCCATTGATGGTCTATTTTGAGGCACATACACAGCACCGGGGCCCTGTTTAGTACCATCAGCTAGGGTTACTTGGGTATCCAGGGAATAGACCATACGATTATATGGCAAACAAAGGTTGTATTTGTGAGTATTTTTTCTGGTATTTTCTGTTAATAAATCAAGGTTCCATATATCTAACTGACCTGTGAGCACAAATGTTGGTGCTATAAATCTTTCAAAGGCTTCATAGAATTGTTCAGAGCGTGATAGTCTTGCAGACATTTTCAATGCAATAATATGTATAAAATAGAATAGAGTATGAAAAGAGTGAATAGTAATCAGGGTTATTTGTTTGATGTTATACACATAAAACAAAAAAGTATTTCAATTTTATTGTCTGACCATATGGATTAATGTCTAGCATCATGCTGGTCGTATTGACTATGATGCCCCGGGGCATCACATCATACGTATAGTCATTATCCCATTTTTTTTATAAAAAACCCCTTTGCAAAGTCCAGCAATCCTCCTCCGCTGGTCGCAGCAGGTTCTGGCGGTTTCATTTCTGTGGCGGGTTCTTCCGGTTTTATTTTAGCCGATTCTACTTGTGGCATAGAGATATTGCGAATAATCCCGCCATCATTGGATGAACTATACATATTATCTATAGACGAACCGGGTTCACCTGGCGCGGCAGTTGACGATGGAATAGTCATGGTATTATCATTTCCGGTATTTACTACAATATTAGGGGCAAATACGATTTTACCTGCGTCCGGTTCGGTGGAGTGGTTCATAGGTTTGTTTCCTAATTGAAGCATAGGTTCATCGAACCTGTCATCATGTATATGTGCCATATGTACATCATCCGGTTTCATCACTTCTTGATGTGTTACTACTTGGATATTATCGCCATCTTCTGTATTGTTTGGGGAGAGACTTTCCACTGTAATAAACTTAGGACCAACATTCGTTATTTTCCATAGAATATGGGGGTTTTTTCCGCGTAAATAAACTTGTTCTCCTACGTGATATTCGGACTTCTTCCCTCCTCCTTTGTTTAGACCCCATATTTCAGAGAACGTTTCATTTTTTACCCAGGTTTTCGTTGCCTCATCAAATCTATGTGTCATACGTTGTTCCTTCGGATTATAGTATTTTCGCCATTCTTCCAATATTTTTTCATCCTGATGAAACTTCTTTGTTGATGGTGATACACCTTCCTCGTTCTCCTCATCTTCCTCCTCCTCTGGAATATATCCAGGAGAACCAGGGGACCTTGGGTTGTATTCAGAAGAACGGGGATTATATCCCGGAGATACATCTAGGTATTGCGGAGATTTATCTGGGTATTCTCCGAGTAGTTGTTGCATTTGCCACTGATCAGGTGAAATACTATCTAATGTATCAGGAACTCGTCTTTGTACTTCTTCCGCCAATTTATTCCATTTAGCAGCAATCAGTGTCTGGACCGTTTTTACATTCACATCCTTATCCATTAATAATTTGCTTATATTTTTAGAATACGACATGTTCTCCAATTGTTCTATATTGTCTTCTGTAATAATACGCATCTGGAGATTGATTGTTTGCAATTCTTGCATTAACAACTTCAATGAATATGGAATAGAGACAATACTAAATGACCTGCCAAACCGAGTAACATTGTGTATAGACAGATTTTGTCCGTCTACGGACGAAGTAAAATCAAGTGGACCGTCTATTATTGGGCTCATAAACAGATTTTTAGCAGGATTGTATATGGCCGGCATACCAGATTGGTTACATATAGCCAAATGATATTTATCACCACGTTCCATCATAGATTCTTGCAAAAAATTAGAAATACCATGTGATATAACGGAATCGCGTTCCATTTCTCCAATACGCAACCCACCGTCATTTGCACGCCCACTTACCGGCTGGCGTGTAAGTGCCGTATTGGGGCCTCTAGCGCGAAAGTTGATTTTGTCTTTCACCATGTGTTTCAATCTCATATAATAGGTTGGACCTATAAAAATCGACGTTTCTATTTGTTCTCCGGTCATACCATTATACAGGGTTTCATTGCCCAATGAATTGAGCCCCGCTTTTGCCAATATTTGTTCAAATACTTCTATTTTAGACCCTTTGTTTACAAATGCCGTGCAATCACTAAATGCGCCATAATGGGCAGATGCCTTTCCTATAATACATTCCACAAGCTGTCCTATAGTCATACGTGTTGGTATAGCATGAGGATTGATAATGAGGTCAGGGCGAATGCCATCCTTGTTAAAGGGCATATCGCATTCTGGTATGACCATTCCGATTGTTCCTTTTTGTCCTGCACGCGACGCCATTTTGTCTCCTAAAAAGGGAATACGTTCTTCTCTGATACGCACTTTAGCAATACGTTCTCCCTCTTCTCCCTCTGTAATAAAGGTTTTATCCACGATACCGAGCTGCCCTTTTTTGGGCATTTTCGACCCATCAATGCGCACATTTGCTTTTTGGGGATTGTTCGACGACAGTCCAATTAATACGGTTTTGTCGTCCACCGCGGTATTTTCGCGAATAATACCATATCCATCTAATTTGCTATAATCATAACCGGGTTTCTTTCCTACTATGTTCTCTATTCCTTCTATATTGGAGAACTTGGTTTCACTAATGAAATCCCCCGTTTTACTATGTTCTTCATGTGCTTCATAGGTTGTGTAATAGGTAGTTCTGAAAAGACCGCGTTTAAGAGAACCTTCATTGATTAAAATCGCGTCTTCCACATTGTACCCTGTATAGCACATAATTGCCACTATGGCATTTTCACCATAGGGGTTCTCCTCATGATTAATATGTTCCATATAACGGGATTTCACCAGTGGTATTTGACCACTATTTAGGACAACCGCGGTTTTATCCATTCTCATTTGAAAGTTCGTATGGTACATAGAAACTGCTTGTTTACTTTGACCAGTAGAGAATGCATTACGCACGGGGGGATTATTTTCTGGAAAAATAATTTGATTGCACATGACGCCGAAAATGAGTGATTCGTGTATTTCTGCATGGGTATGGATAGGTAATACGGAATCGGTATTGACGGCCACATAGGCATCTTCACTTTCACTGGGGTCGATATAGTCCAAAATAGCCTTGCTTTCTAAAAATCTTTCCAATTTAGCGGGATTTGTTTCCGCGTTTACTCCCTCATACAATTCATGCAATTCATATATCTTGGGTATATTCGGGGTGAACCCGTCTATTTTTTTCGCATTGAACCCAGACACGAGGTTTTCCCAAGAGAACTCGCCCTTTTTTATTTTTCCCACTATATCCTTGTTTTCATAGGACATTTTTTGCGTGTTCTCATCTTTGTAGAAAATCGGACGACATACGCGGCCCATATCCGTGTATACAAAAATAGTATTCTGTTTAATATCAAATGTAGCTGATGCATGAATTGGCAATAGCGCATTTCGCCTAAATAACCGGAACTTTTTGATTGTTTCGATAGGTTCTCCCACTACCCCCGCCCAATACCCATTTATAATTACTTTGGTCATTTGGGACAATAGTTGCATTCCACAATCCTCCACCAGTTTCATAGACGCTTTTTCCCGCATCCATTGTATCATAGGTTCTCTGGACATACCGCGCGATATATAGGTTGTAATGGCCAATTGTTTATGAAGGCCGATATTTCCACCATCTGGAGTGTCAATAGGGTCAATAAAACCCCAATGAGAACTGTGGAGAACACGCGGTCCCACTAGTTTTACACTGGCATCTAATGGTAGATTGGTTTTTCTCATTTGACTTATATAGGTATAAAACGAGAGGCGGTTCAAATCTTGCACTATACCTATGCGTTTTGTGTGTGATTGCGCTCCCCAATTTCCTTTGAATGCTTTTCTAAATCCCGTTTCTAGAAGACGCTCTTTCAATATATCACGATAGTTGTCTTGTATTAACACATCCAACCGGGTTTCATATACTTCCTTATTGTAATATAACTTCTTTTCGAACTCCAAGTGGATACTGCGTTGTTGTATGGCATAATATTCCTTGAATAAATCGTATAAGAGAGAACCTGCCAATTCGATACGTTTATAGCGGAAACTATCGCGGTCCGTAGGAACCTCTGCGCCTATAGATACATTCAATAAACGTTTTACTATATATCCTAAATAATACGCCTTTTGAATATAGGCAACCTCGCCAATATGTGGGAGGAAATAATCCGCCAGGATTTCGAGAACATATGTCACCGTATTTATCTTAGTAAGGGATGCTATATACATGAGAGCGGTTTGTTGAGAAAGAACTCCACCTGCATCGTGCACCGATGGAATAAACAAATCCACCATATCTTCATGTTTCTCTATATCCAAAAGACACATAGTAATAATCGCTTTGTCGGAAATAATACCTAATGCACGGAATACAATAAATAATGGGACGGGTTTTCTCACATTGGGAATATTGACAACGATGTTTCTATTGCTATGTTTTGAATTGGGAGCGACCATTTTCACAGAAAAAGTGCGAATAGGTTTAGCCGAGTTCTCCGAAACAGACCGGATTTCTGCGGAATATAGATAGTCATCGCCTTTTGCTGCCTTTATATAAAGCATATTATCGGCGAACTTTTCTTGTGGAACGATTGTTTTTTCCTTTCCATTAATAATAAAATATCCACCTAAATCATTGCGACATTCTCCCATAGAGAACCTGACATCTCTATTTAGGCCATTCAAAATACAATAACTAGATTGAACCATGATAGGAAACTTGCCTAAAAATATTTTTTCTAACATAGTGGAATGGACCTGTTTATTTGGTCGCGCTAGAGAACGTTCATTTGCCTCTCTCAGTTTAGCCGCATCGGCAGCGGTCAATATGAAAGGTAGTTCCGTGGCGGGTTTTTCTTTTGGTTGGGTTTTCGTAGATTTAGGACGTTTAGCGCCTTTTTCTGCCGCCGCTGCTTCTTTTGCGGCCTTAGCTGCCCCCGTATTTTTGCGAGGAGCACCCCCTACTTGATTGGACCCGCCCTCTGGGTTATCATCATCGTCATCGTCATCACTTTCCCCTACTTTATCGAGTTGGGCGTGTAGTTCTCTGCCAGTTATCACATTTTTCTTTACTTTACCAGAGTTTTCTCGTAATTTATACTCATCTGTTAAACCCGCATCATTAGGATTTAGCTCCAATCCCTCACCATCCGATTTGTTCAATAATTCATCTACCCCAATCAGGATAGGTTCTTCACCGGGTTCCAATAATCGGACATATTCCACCTCGATATCATAGTGAATTGTCATTGCATATGTCATATTACGCATACGGGCTTCGTTCGGCATCATATAGTGCGCATTGTTGGTATCATGTATAACCGGTTTACCGAAATAAATGCGAGAACCCTCTTTACCGCCGAAATACAATAGACATTGATATCGATAATCGTTGATTGTTTCATCATATTTAGAAGAAATACGCACCGGATTTTTCTCTCTAAAAATCTGCTGAATGCCGTTTGCATAAAAATCGTCGTATGATTCAATATGATGTGTTACTAAAGATTGTGGGTTCTCGTTGAAATGTGAGTTTATAATCTTCCACAGTAAATCATCAGTTATATTACTGTCCAGGTCTGTCATAATGTCTATATAGTATAAAAATATATATTATATTTATCAGCTGTCTTTATCTATTTTTTATTGTTGACATTTAGGAAATTCTATTCTATTATATTATATATAAATGAACGACGTTAGTCAACAGTTATTCGGTCCTTTAGGTAAACAATACTGCCTTTATTTTCAGGTTCTATCTGTTATAGGGTTTGTGTTTTTCGTCATGGTTATTGTATATGCCTTTATTGTAGGCGTTTCAAAGAGAAAGGGTATTGAGTTTTATTTAGCTGCATTGGTCGGTTCATTGGGCTATGCCATCTTTTATTTCCAAAACCGTCTATTGCACTCTATATGCATTAGTTCTATGTAATGTCTATATGTGTGTTGTGATGCCCCCCGGGCATCACGTTCCATACATATAGCATGATGCTGGTCGTACGGCTTTTCAATCCACACGCCCAGACATTAAGTAATTGCGGGGGGGTTTTGTGTAAAACATACGCTTTTTTTATAGTATATCAAACTATAGAAAAAGGAATGGACATTTTGTATTATAGTAATTATTGTATATATTCTAAAAAAATTATTGCTTATGTAGTAAAAGAAAATCTCACAAATAAGCTAAATTGTATTTGTATAGATAAACGACAACGAGATGCTTTCACAAATCAGACATGTATTTTGATGGACAATGGGCAAAAGATAATGCTTCCTCCGAATGTGCATAGTGTACCTGCATTGTTATTAGTAAACCAGAATTATCGGGTCGTTTTAGGCGATGATATTTTACCTATATTGCATCCATTGGTAAAAAAACAGCGGGATGCTGCGGTTGCTCATACCGGAGGTGAACCTATGGCATTCAGTATTGGTACTGGTTCTATGGCAAATGTGGTTTCTGAAAAATATACATCCTATAACTTGACCCCAGAAGAGTTAAGTGCAAAAGGTATGAGTAGCAATAGACAAATGTCCAATTATGTGCCAGCCGACCACAGTAGCTTTACTATTCCAACACCGCCAGATACATATAGACCTGATAAAATAGGTAGCGGGGTGTCTTTAGACGATTTACAGCAAAAACGCAATTCTGATGTAAGCCAGTTTTTTCCAAATACATCTCCCTATATGCCAACAACGGGAGTTCCTAGTGGAATGTCTATATAGTTTGTTGTTTTATTGTCTGACCGTGTGGATTGAAAACCCATATTGTCAGCATCATGCTATATGTATGTACACATACATACACATACATACACATACATACACATACATACACATACATACACATACATACACATATATATATAAATATGTATAAAACAAATATAAATAATAATAGTTATATTGTATATTATTAGTAACTAGTAAATATGGCCGACAAGAAAATCCTTTTGAGAACGTTCAATACCCATTTATTTGAGTTTTTGGATGATATTATTCGTATTTTCCCCGACAATTTAGATATACAAACCGCAAAAACATCTTTTTTAGCAATAAAACAGGCAAATCCTACTATTATTATTAAAACATGGGTCCAATATGTCTACATGCCATACAAAGAGATTATTGATACTGGTAATATGGAATACTTTTTGAACAAAGATTATTCCGGAGATTTATCGGCACTTTATAACGCAAAAGAAGTGCTTAAAATTATAGATACATTGAGAGCTCCTATTTCGAATATGACCGACCAGCAAAAAGGATTTACTATGGAATATTTACAAAACTTATCTAAACTGTCTTTATTGTATTCTATGTAGAACCCATTTACTTGGACAACAACTTTGCAAAACTATTGTTGTAATAATGAAATGTAAGAAAACTACTTAGCCCAATAATAATATCAATGAACAAATATATCCAAGAACCCGGGTTGCCTCTAATTGCATTGTATGCAAATAAACTGTATAACACCCCATGAACCGGTCTCAAATTATTCCACCATATTTTATAGCCAAATACTTCTCCGCCCGTTTTTCGCGAACCAGTTAAAAATAAATAGAAAAATCCTATAGCTGGAAAAATAGATAAATACCCCATATATCGCAAATACGTACTATTGACAGTTTTGGCTAAGTATACAAATAAAGACCTTGTTCCTATACATCCAACAAGGAATAACAGAAATCGTTTTTGTATTGTATTCATATACAATAAAATTATATATTATTTTTTACGTAATTACACACGGTTTACTTTATGTATGGCTGTGTGGTGTGATGCCCCCGGGGCATCACGTTCCATACATCTAGCATCATTCCAATATCATCGGTTCATTTTCATAATGAAATCTTCTTCCTCTCCCTCTTCTCGGAGAACCCGTTCATTATCAATACATAATATCCACCTTTCTATTATAACCCAGAAAGAAAGCCGCAATTCTTGTATACAATAAAGCATTTAGTATGCACTATTGTATTTTGTGCAATTTGTTTATGTAGTTATTTGTTTAGTTATTATTATAAGTATCAAGTTCTCTACGTAAATAAGAAAATAAAAATAATTGGGCCATTGGTTCCATTTCATCTATATAGTTTTTTACTATCTCTCGAGTTATTTTTATAGGTTTTCGCGTCTTACTGTCTAGATGTGTGGCGTGATGTCTTGGGACATCACGTTCCATACATCTAGCATCATGCTGGTCCGTATGGATTTTTAATCCATACGACTTGACATTAATGTCTAGACGTTCCATACATCTAGCATCATGCTGGTCCGTATGGATTTTTAATCCATACGACCTGACATTAATACTCGGCAAATAAATGGTTTTATGTATATCTTCTACATAAGGCCGGTACTGCATATTTACGGTTTCTATTGCCACAGTTTTAAACACATATACATTCATATAGCATACATGCAACGTAGTAATGAATTTGGTGTATAGTTTTTCCATAGCGTATACCGTTTTTTTACTTTGCGGAAAGTTTTCGGTATATTCCAGTGTTTTTCCTATCCGTTTCATGCAAAAATACTCATATTGAATATATGGTATGAGTTTTCGCAAAGTCACTACGTCCATATAATTTGAATTATTTAGCAAAGTTCTCTCTCCCGTTTTTTCATTCCACAAAACAATCCCTTCGGAAAAGAAAAAGGGCGTCTTGTTATATTTAGCAATATATTTTTCCAATTGGTTATAGCTATTGCATTCTATTGTTTTTGGATAATGAATAATGCCATTTATATTCATTAGATATGACCATCGTTTGTATACATACGAAGGGATGTGTATAGCATTATTCTCATATATTTCATACACCGCAACTAACCATAATTTAGGAGATTTTATAGGAATAGTGATAATGTTCTCTGGATGCTGTAAAACAAAAGAATAGCAATAGTTTTTAGACAAATACTCAAATATAGAAACATCATTTAGTTGTGTATTTCTAGGTTGCACCAATGCATCTAAAAACATATCATAAAATGTAGTAGGTGTTTTATTGCAGTTTCTGTAGAAATACCAATAATGCCCGCCGATATTTGTTTTCGTACTTATTTCCCAGGTTTGTAAACGGAAATCATAAAAAAGTGTAATAGATATACCCTCTATTTTTTCTGTAGCCGTTATGGTGTTTATGGGATATTTTTTTTTGAAATCGGTGTATTCAATTGATTTAGGTGGAGAAAAACTGAGCAATTTATTTTCGGGATAACTAAATACAACCGACCTATATTTATCGTGCAATGTATCTAATCGGGACAATATGGTTTTATCGTAATATAGTATTTTATAGGTTGCTTTTGCAGACACACATATTTTAGTAGAGATGGTTTTATTGCATATGAATAGGTCGGTTGGAGATAATGGGTAGGTCGCATAATGTGACAATGCAATATTTGTTTCGCTTTTTACTGACATAATTCTAAATAGAGTAGCATTTTATCTCTATTATTATTTACAATAAATAATAATACAAATATACGTCAACTAATTTAGAACTATTATATATAATAATACCCATATGAATATTCAATTATTTCCAAAAAACGTAAATGTGCCAGACGAACCACTACAAAAGGGGGGTGGAGGAATATCATTAGAATTGGGAGATATTATACGGATTGAAGCACCAACAAATGATGAATTGAATGAACAGACATTTTATGTGATATACATTGATACGGATATCCCCGATAGTACCAGTATTTCTATAGTTAATATCGCCAATTTCGATAAAAAAGAATTGCGTATACTAAATGGTTCCTATTTGTCGGATGAATCTATTACAAATATTTTATTATTGGCTCGCAATCCTGAAAGAGGATACGCTAGACAAAATAAATTAGTCCCAGATACCTGGATAGATATACAGTTTGGAGGAGAGTTCCCCACAACTATAACTGGCCAGATTACCAATTTAGAAGATGATATGATTGAAGTTACTACCTATCCCGCCATTTCTGTGATATACATTGATTTTGGCTATAGAGGTATTCCTCCGGAATTGCCAATCAAGGAAATCGTCATTCGCGAAAAACCGCCAAGTGTTTCGGGCGATTTATCTGCCCCCATTTCTTTTAATTCATTAGAAAAAGGCGAAATCGCGGAGGAAGCGTCAATGGAATATACTGATACCGGCGAGGTTATTATCAGCATACCGCCCAATGCAAAAATAAATGAAAATATGGATAGTGTATTGCAACAACTGTATTTAGAAGGAGACGACATTTTCGGCGAAGAATTAGGTAACGTTTTGATGGAAGTGGAAGTTCCTGAAAGTCAAAAACGATATGGTATTGAAACCCAAACTGAATCACTTATGGATGGGCTTCTAGAAAATATACCCATGCATAAACGAACCAAACAAGTATTGGACAATGTCCACCGGTTGATTGAACGTTTCAAGGAATTGCGCCAAATGTATTCAGTATTGGACAGCAACGGAAATATAAAAGAAGCCAAACAATTGAACCCGGTACATATTCCATTGCATGATAAACTATTACACTTAAATGTGAAAGTTCCATGGCTCATACCCGTAGTAAGTAATACGAAATGTGTATATTCGGAAAACCAAATGGAAACGGACGCGCCTGATATAGAAAATTATGTGCTGGCTGATATATTACGCGAAGACGAAGAAATCCAAAAGACTTTTTCCAATAAAGAAATACAGGGCGATGAATTACGATATGAAAAGATGGTGAAACGGACCAATGCTATGATGGTGCCATATAACGCAGACATGCTAAATGCCGATAAGGCAATAATACTAAAGAATGCAAGGGTAAACCAAGACATAGAATGTATTGTAGAAAATATTCCAAACATGGGTTCTACTGCCAGACGTGTAAACACCGAAGGTGGCATTGAAGATATGGTAAAAAAATATTCTATATTACGCCATACAAGTGGTACATACAGACCACATAAGACAGATACGCAGAATGGCGGTAAGGTATTTTCACTTAAAAAGATAGCGCCTGCAGATAAGGCAGATATTCACTCATTTTTGATGTTACCTAAAGAGGCCGTGTTTTTCTCTAGAGGTGTATTACCGGGGACAAATATGTTATTAAAAACCAATATTGGGAGAACTCAGTTGGAACCCTATCGGTTTTTACACAAGAAAACGAAAACGAATGTGTATAATATTATTGATTTGAACAAAAAAATACAGTATAGTGAATTGAATACTCCCGAGAATGATGAAAATACCGCCAGTAAAAAAAATCAGGATAAATCGAATAGTCAACTACAATTCTTGAATAATTTGATTGAGTTTGCAGTAAACCCAGAGATACCGAGAACGCCATATACTTATTCGGAAACCCTATACAATATATTACCTGATATATCAACCTGTATAAATTACATGGAAAAATATACGACCGATAACATATCTATGGCACATATCGTGAAATTATTAGAGCCGTTTCATGTCTATTTTGAAGATATTAATTATTCGCAATATAACCAATTGAGATATTTTATGAAAAACAAGATTACGAGTTATCATGATGACTTGAAAACAAATTCGACTGAATATAACCAAATATTTACAAAAATAAACAAATCATTTGATACACCGAATATAATTAATTCTATATTTTCAGATAAAAAGGCATACCTCGAGTTTTTGACTGAACTATATTTGTTGAATATGGATAAACTGAAAACTTTTTCCTCTAGTGAACTGTTGTTTTATATGGAAAAACTAGATGGGTCATCACTTCTATATTCTTTAATTACTAGGGCATTTTTATCGCTATATACACCTGATACACTGATGAAGGCATTCCAAGCCCCTGCTATAGAAGATATGTCTGCCGTAGACAAAATACGCCCAAAGGACTGTTCTCGCCGATTTTTAGCAAAAAAATATGCCAGTATAGCCGATTTACAAAAAGACAATAATACGGATGAATTGTTTTATGACAAAGACATGGATGATACCCCATATCACATATTGAAAAAGTATGATAAGCAGAAGGGTAAAATGTCTTCGGAAACATTCGTGGAGTTTTTGGAGGAGAACCTCATACAAAAACATGAATGTAACGCAAATCTAGCAAAAGAACTGGCTCAAACACTTATAGCTGGGAAAAAACGCGTGAGTGAGGGTGAATATGCAATAGTGGAAAATACCGACGATAGTATGGTTACTGCTGATTATTTTGTACGTAAAAATAATAATTGGGTAAAAGACAATACTATTTCAGAAAGTGCATTCATTGATACCCAGAGCCTATTTTGCAACATACAGGATAAATGCTATAAAAATACTACGAATAATCAATGCAATACAATGGAACAAGCTGATTATAATGTGCATCGCAAATCGAATGACTTGATGTTGAAAGAACTGAAAAAACGGGTGTCTTTATCAATGGAAGATTTGCAAAAAGAAATAGATGACCATATTAACTATTCCAAAAAATATATTTACAATATTTCTGTATTGCGAGAACTTGATTTATATAGACAAAATAATATGGCACTTGATATTGCATCGAAAGGTCAGACGGTAGAAGACAAATTGGTATCTCCACATGCCAAAGTTCTCGATATGATACTTTCTCTAAATGATTTCGTAAGACAACAGAAAGACATTGTATGGTTTTATAATGAGTATTGCAGAACCCCCAACCCCAATGAAAATATGGCGTGGATGTATTGTAAAGATACGAATACTACATTGATGCCCGTGTTCTTATATTTATTGGCCGAAGAGTTTGTAGAGGGGGGTGATTACCAGGGATTATTAGACCGAATGTGTTCAAAGGCAGAATTGAGCGACGATGGTGATTATTACGTAGACAAAGAAACCGGGTTCCCTTTGAAAAAGCGCGATTTTGTCAATGAAGATGAATACGATGATGCCGGGTTTAAAATTACGACGAACGCTATTTTGGAGAAAGATTTAGGCACTATTGTTTCGGAGGCTTTGGCCAAAAAAGTCCGCGTGTTCGATAATGAAACCGACCAAATGGTCTACAATGTGTTTATGGCATTGATAGGTGCATCCGGAATACCGCCAGAAAATATAGAAGAGTTCACCCTACGAGTATCATTTGAACTCATTCGTAACCCGGCCGTTATCATGGAAGAAGAAAAATACAAACAGCGCGCAGCTAAATTGGAAAAGGATACCGGTAAAACCTCTATTGTTTATCCCATATACAAAAATCAGGCAATTATATCTATAATTGCGGGCGTTCTCCTTGTCGCCGTTCAATGTGTTATACCATCTATTAAAACCCGTAAAACATTCCCCGGGTGCGTAAAGTCATTTAGCGGATATCCTTTATCGGGTGGAACGGAAGACGTCAGTGGATTGAAATACATTGCATGCTTAATTAATAGTATTAAGTATGATGAAGAACCATGGAAATCCGTAATGAAATTAAGTTCTCCCCTTATTGCTACTCGTATTCGTGATGTATTAGAAAAACACATACTAAAACGGAATGATGTTAATGAACTCTATGTCCAAAAGAAAGAGTTTTTACTATTACATCCAGAAGAAGAAGTTCCCAAAGAACATAGCATTGAGAAATGGCGCGGGTTTTTGCCACCGGTGGTAGAGTTCTCTGTTATATCTACTTTACATAATGTGGCGGCGGATTTCAAATCCCATTTACTAGAAACCTTGAAAAAGGGACACAAAGACCAATTTTCGCAATTGGGAGTTGTTCGGTCGCGTATACATGCCCATACATACGGTATTTTAGAAAACATATATAATATAGTCAAAAATAAGACAAGTTTATTGAATACATCGGGAGGAGTTCCGTTTTTAGAGAATGCTTGTTGCAATGACCGTAATAAATCTACGCACCCATTATCGTATTTTGAAGGACAAAACCCGGCAATAATGCAATATGTGACAATCGCCAATGAATTGTCGAAAATGTTCAATGAAGTCCGCATTTTTACCAAACCGAGTATTTTATATCACGTTCCGTCTACTGCTATAGTCAGAGTTGAAATCCCGAATACACCCACAGAGAAGAATATATATGAAACCATAATTCATTATGCAAAGTTTGATAGAACAACTCCTATTCCAGAGGGATTAGTAAACATTTGCGGAGAAAAACCCGTTGGGTACAAATCTACATGGTCTATAGACGAAAAGATAGAATATCTCAAGAAACATGGTAAGCGATATGACCAAACTACATTGAACCAAGTAATGGAATATGTTCATACGCAAAACTTGGTACCGCTATCTTTCGGAGAAAACTACAATCAAGCAGTAAAACTAGTCGGATTTTTAGAGTCAATGGACCTAATTCATTCGGAGGTAATTCCGGAGCCCCTTCGCGAATTGATGTTAGAAGCAATAAGGGCATACAAGCCAAAGGAAATGAAGAAAGATGGCTCAGTGAAAGAAATTATCCAATTACGTAAATATTTAGCAAAAACAAATGAACAAATGTTGAAAGAAATAATTAATCTAAACCGGGGAAGTTTTATTAAGAGTTATGGAAATCTAAATGCCCGAGAACTAAAACAATTGCAGGATTTCATGGCCAATATTCACATATGGAATATGGATACGCCAGATGCCGGATACAACGGGATTTATACAGTAACTCAGTTCATTAAAAACTCGGTAGAGGCAATGACGAAAGTATACCCATCTATGGTTATGAACAATGCATCGTATACGGAAGTTCACAAACATTGGGGGCTGTCTAAGAACCATGAAACCGATATATCCAGGGTATTAAAGAAATACATAGAGGGGTTAAATAAGTTCAAAAACGATAAGACACTTCATGCATTTTTATTAGAAGTGCAAAAGAAAACCGTTGATATACATTTGTTATTACAGCATATTCCTATGGAAACACCTATATCAAAAAATGACACTACTTATTTTGAACTATTTGACAAGAAAACTCTCTATTATTTGCACATTTATTGCTGGTATTCTGTGTTATATGAATACATGAACTTGGCATCAGATAGAGACCTTTTGTATATAGATATACAGGATACAAAGCGTGACCGCCGTAACCAAAACAAAGAAGCATCTAATGTATCGAATAGTCTTTCTAGTATATTTAGCAGTTCATCTGAAGAAACAGAAGAAGCCCAGGCTGACCTGTATGAAGTGGAAATCCGCGCAGGAGAAAAAGAAGCATTGCAAAAACGGGTTTGTGAATTGATGGTAACCTTTTTACAAATGGAAGAGCGCAATAAGAAAACTCTGGATAAACCGTATGCCGAAATTGCGAAACGTGTAAGACGTTCAAAAGAAGAAGAAAAGAAGGCCATAACGGATTATTTGAAAAATATGTACAAAGATGAACTCAAAGTAGAAGATTTATTGAAACAATTGCATTTAGGTAGATGGAATGTCGGTATTCAAAAAGGTATCTTCGTATATGACAAAAACGTGTACAATAACGAAAGAACAGATGCCATTTTGCGACTTAACCAAGATTTAGAAATGGATAATGATATAGAACATGCTCAGATAGATGTCGACGTAGAACAATTAGAATTAGCAGAAAATGCGGAGAACGATGAGTTTTATGACCGCGAAGCAGTGGATATAGCACATTTCGGAGATGATTATATGGATGGAAATTATTATGGTGAAGATGGTGATGACGATTTTGCATACGATGATTAGAGGGGGCTATATACATCTATATATATAGCATCATGCTGGTTGTATGGACTATGATGCCCCCGGGCATCAGTTCACACGACCAGACATTAAAAATCCATACAGTTAGACATTAGAAATACAAACCCCCACGATTTGTGGAGAACATTTTATTCTTCATTGGTTTATATAGATACAATTTTATACTAGGAGTATATACAATGAAAGCGTTCATAAATGCACACAAAGTAAATATCGCCATTTTATTGTTTTTAGCATTGTTTTCTATTATACATATTACAAAACCAACCATAATATACAATGCGGATGGCGGATTTCGTCCATTCGGTGTAGGATATAGACATAAGACAGTTATACCTATATGGGGAGTTGCTATTGTATTGGCCATTTTCAGTTATTTAGCAGTTTTAGTCTATTTGCAAAACTTCCTATAGAGAGGCCTTTATTGACTGACCGTATGGATTAATGTCTGGTCGTATGGATTAATGTCTGGTCGTATGGATTAATGTCTGGTCGTATGGATTAAAAATCCATACGGACCAGCATGATGCTAGATGTATG